ATGTTTCCCAATTGGGCTGTATAGAATGTGGAGAGACCGAGCATTCCCGTTATACCTTAGAATAACTATTACTTCAGTATTATTATTACTGTGGTCACTTGTACTTTTTAGTTAATAAAAAATGGGGACTTAGGCCCCCATTTTAATTTCATAAAACTGTTAGATTAGTTAATAGATACCACTTCCAAATCAAATAACAATTTTTTACCAGCCAAAGGGTGGTTAGCGTCAACAACTGCGGTTGTTTCCTTAACTTCCGCAACGGTAACCATTATTGGACCATTTTGGGACATACCCTGTAAGGTATCACCTGTAGAAACTCCTTCAGGTAATTGAGTTAATTCAACCTCGTTGATAAGAGCAGGATTGTGATTACCATAAGCGAACTCAGGGTCAATAGAAATTGACTTTGTTTCACCAACAGACATACCAATTAATGCGTCTTCAAAACCTTTAATTAACATACCATAACCAAGTTTTGCTTCCAAAGGTTCTCTACCGTCTTGTTTTGAGGAATCGAATATAGTTCCGTCTTCCAAAGTACCGGTATAATGTACTTTTACACTGTCATTATTTTTAATTGTTTCCATATTCATAATAATAAGATATTTATTTAGAAAAATCAAAACAAAACTATATTTATTATTATGAAAAAGATAGTACGACTAAATGAAAAACAATTTACAAAAATGATTGGTAAGATTGTTTCAGAAGCTAAGAATAAGAAAAAGATTAATGAAATGGAAAATTTCATTAATCCTGAGGCTATGGAAACTGCGGATGCGATATATACAATTATCGGAACTGTAATTGGTTTATTAGGGGTTGCGGGATATGATTATTTATTGGAATTGGCAAAAGGTTTAATGGATAACGGTAAAGAAAAAGAAGCTCAAGAAATTCTTGATTTCGTTTCTGAAAACAATCCTGGTAATGGTGATATGATGGACATTGATAATGAAAACAAGATGGATATGAATGATAATTTTGAAAATATGAACGAGTCCACCAGAATTAAAACAAGAAAATTCCCAAGAAAATAATTTTAACAAATATTTTTTATTAAAACCCTCCTAGTGAGGGTTTTTATTTTATATTTGTAGAAATAATTAAAACCCCACACAACTATGAAAAACTTAAAACTTAAAATGACCGCATGTATGATGGCTTTGGCATTGGACACTATTTTGATTGTAAATGCACCTAACCAATCAGTATTGACTATTGGGATTATTTTGGGAATTGTTCAAATGTTTTTGTGGGGACGTTTAATGTCCGAAATCAAAGAGTAAAAAAAATCCCCTCTATTTGATGGGATTTTCATTTTAGAAAGCTTCTACTTCTTCCATCATTAACTGATAAGCTCTCGCCAATCTTGTCATTCCGATTCCACCTCCAAAACGCGGGAAGAAATCATGTGATAGGAATTCTTCCAATTCCTTCTCAACTCTTTCTTTACCAAATAACTCAAATAGTTTTTCAGAATATTTTCCATTTTCAATTGTATAAAAATTATTTCTCATTTCTTCCACGTTGGAACTTCTTTCCGCCGAACCAATTGTTTCTTGTCCGTAAAGAATTACATCAACTTTATTGAATATTCTATTTTCACTTTCTCTCATATTCCAAAATGGATTGGTTCTGTATGGGAAATTCTGAAGAGACACTACTGGTCCTTTTTCTTCCCACATTCTTGTTTCATGTTCGTTTTCTAAAATTGGAACTCCACCATATTCTTCACAAACATCATCATAGTTAACCTCAACAGGTTTGTCAAAACCTAAGTAGTCCAAAAGTTCTGATTCTAATTTTATCATTTCTTTCATTCCACCCTTTGATTCAAATTCAAACATTGGGAAAATTAATTCGTGTCTACCAGGAATTGGGTCTTTTTCTTGTCTATAAGACGTTGAAATACAATATACACCATTCCATTCAGGATTTTTAAGAAGTTCGTATTCTAACCACATTTGACCTGTTTGTGGTAGTGGCCAAACTTCTCCTTGATAATTGAATGTTGTAATTGAGTGAGGATTCTCACATGCTGCCAAGATTGATAATCTTGATTGTGTTGGAACTTCTTTAAATCCTTTTTCTTGAAAGAATGTTCTCATTTTTTGAACTAACTCGTTGTAAGTTTCTGTGTTTTTCATTTTTTTTTATTTTTAGTTTATTGTTAACGTATGGGTAAAAAAAATCCTGACAATTGTCAGGACATTCTTGGTAAATTATATATGTTTCGTAATTTATTTCTCATACTTTTTATTAAATATAGTGTAAATTAAAAAACAATCAATTATTTTTTTATAATATTTATTATATATGAAAAATTTAATTACTGAAATAAGAAAGTTTCAAAGTTTGATGGGGACTACAATAAATGAAGAAACCAAATCAAGAGATGAACATGTTAAATCCATATTAACTATTTTAAAAACTAATAAACTATATAAAAAAAATATTGAAGTTTTATTGTATGAAATATTGGATATGTCAGACAGTATGGTTATAAATTTTGATTTATTAGAAAGGGGTGTTAGGAATTCATTATTGAAAAAAGGGGACAAATTTAAAAATGTTGAAGATTATTTTAATAATGTGTTATCGGCTTTAAAAAGAAGAACTGTGGATGATTTAAGTGATGAACCGGATGCTGAAGAATATTCTTTTGAACCACAAGAACCATCAATACTAAAGAAAAAAATATACAGTAAAGAACTTTATTACTTACAAGTTGAATTGTTGAAAATGCAAGAGTGGATTAAGAAAACAGGTAAAACAGTTATCATTGTATTTGAAGGTAGAGATTCTGCAGGTAAGGGTTCAACAATCAAAAAGTTCACTGAAAATTTAAATCCAAGATATTATAACATAATTGCTTTAGGGATACCAACTGTTGACGAAAGAAAGGCTTGGTGGGATAGATACAGAAATAAAATACAAAAAGGTATGATTAATTTTTTTGATAGAAGTTGGTATAATAGAGGATTAGTTGAACCTGTTATGGGTTATGGTAGTCCTGAAGAATATGAAGATTTTATGGAAAATGTGGAAAATTTTGAAAACGACTTGGTTAAAGACGGGGACTATCTATTTAAACTATGGTTTTCAATTGATAAGGAAACACAGGCCAAGAGATTCCAAATGAGACAGGATTCACCATTAAAATATTGGAAATACTCACCTAACGATGAAAAAATGCAAGATATGTGGGAAAGATTTACAGAATTTAAACAAAAATTATTTGATAAGACATCTACAGTTAACCATCCTTGGATAATTTTAGATGCAAATGATAAAAGAGTATCAGGATTAAATGCGATAAGATATGTCTTACAAAATATACCTTACGAAAATAAAAATGATGAGCTTTTAGATAAAGATTTCCCTGAAGCCATGACTGTTTTAAAACCTGAAAAATAAAGATAAACTATTTGATATTTATTTAATATGAAAAAGAGAACTATTAAGATAACTGAAAGTCAATTGGAAAAAGTTGTTAAACAACTTATGAATGAAAACGCAAGATATGTAATGTCACCTGAAGAATTTTACAGGGAAAAGAATAAATCACAACAATATAACTGTGTCTTTCAAAATAGATGTTTTATAGTACATGACGGAAATCACCAAATAGATGTTGATGATAAATTTATGGAAAAACACAAAATCCCAAATGGTGTTGGCGGAACAATTTATCATGATGCAAAAAACATATACTTTTGTCCTAATTTCGGTGACGACAGACCTCAAAGAACCATTCAGATATTCTAATATTTAATATCACTAATATCAATAACTTCAACATTGGTTTCACCTACCCAATCTTCGTAGTTTAAACCAAAATACAGGTCAATTTTATTTTCTGATGGGTAAACTGAAAAATATCCTTGTGACCCTTCATTTATTTCCCAACCTGATTGAGTATTATTTAAACGCTCATAAAAAAAATCTTCTAAAGACGCAGGCAAATCAACTGAATTATTGTCATCTGAATATCCTGGTGAGTCTATATATCCACTATCCCCACTTCCGTTAAAATCAAATCTTATTTTTCTATATCCGTCATTTTTAAAATCTTCCAAATTGCTCAAAATACTTTCAGATAAAGTATCTTGATTATATTCATAGTATTTGTCTTCTGTTTTTATTATTGTTGTTTGAATATCAAAAGTTATTTTCGTTTCTTTTAAATTTAAATAACAATCAATTCTATTATAGTTATCACAATCATAATCAATATTATCGGTTGCAAACTCAAAACATTTATGAAAAAAATCATTTAAAAAAACATTTAAATTTGTGGGTAATTTATCTTTTATTGGAACCCCCGCATACGGAGAATAATAATAACTATTATCACACCCTTGATATATGTCAAAAGTCTGTTCAACAATTGCGTCTCCATACTGTGAAGATAAATAAAATAATAATTTTAAATTATTTTTAGAATAATCTGTATTTAAAAATTTGATGATGTCGTCTTTCATATCCATAAATATCTAATCTTCAAGTTCTAATTTTAATGTCTTTAACATCCATTTTGGTTTTTCAACTGAATCTAAATTTAAAATCCATTCCTTTGCACTTGGGATGTACCCGTTACAATCTTCCTGAACATGTTGTTCTCCAACATATCTGGTGTAAACAACTTTACCATCACTATTTGTGAAAAACGCTCCGAATCTTTGTTCCATTTCAAATATACCTTCAGAATGATGTCTAAACATTCTGTGATACATATGACCATACCAAGACTTTGTTTCATCTAACCAATTATGAAGATGAATGTAATCTTCCCATTTTCCCCCAAATTTTTTGGCGGAACTTTTAGCATGTAATATTGGATGAGCCATTAGTGTTCAATTGAGCATGTTATCATTAATTTTTGTTTTTTCCCCATATACTTAAAACTATTAGATACTATTAATTCTAAAGCTTCAGGAAATAAATCAATTGCCAAATCCATATCCGTAGCTTTTAATTTTACAGAAACAATAAAGATATCTGAAGTTCTTGTATACTCAAAATTGTCAACATAAATATAAGAATCTTGACCAAAATAATCAAATATATCATCTTGGAATATCCTATTCATCATTTTTTCAAAAAACACGGATTTCATTTAAAAAGTATTGAACATTTATAATTTCTATGTTTAACATTATAAAAAAAACCTAAACTTTTTTTGATGTTATCTTTTAATTCGTTAAATTCATCATTTTGTTTCCTATTAAGAATTAATTTAAAAAAATTTAAATTTGTTGCGTTGGTGTCGTCATAATTAAACTTTTTCACTATATTTTCATTTATTGAAAATTCATTTAGATTACACAACATAGTCATTTTAACATCTAACTTACCATTATTAATGTCAATTTCGTCAAAAGATATACTTTCTAAAAAACTTATTTTAGAACCGATTAAATCAGTCGTTAATTTTTGAACAAGTATTTTTTTATCGTTTACCATGACTATATTAGTGATAATATAATAGATATTAAAATATTTATCAAATATGAAAGTTAAGATAGTCAACAAAAATACCGGACTAAGTAAGGATAAGTTAGATGTTATTGAAACATTTATTGTTTACTGTCAGGACACGTCACCTTTAAAAAAAGATGTATCAATTAATTTATTATCCGAAAGAATTGGTAAGATGACAACTGGTAGTGAAATTACCGGTACTATCAAAGTGTTAAGTAAAGGAAGGATGTTAAGAGATATTATTAAAACTTTGGCACATGAATGGGTTCATGAATTCGCAAGACAAAGAAATATTAAATTACAAGGGTATAATACTATGTCACAAGAAGATTATGCAAATTCTGAATCAGCTTTAATGGTTACAAATTTTGAAAAGAAACATCCTGAATTTTCGGCAATTCTATATACATGAACATAGATTTAAAAAAAATAGATATTGAATTTGAATGGGTAAAAAAAGTAATAGACTCAGTCAAATCACCAAGTCAAATTAGTTCTTGTGAAAATCTTATACATTTTTTTAAAATACAAAATTGGGATGATGATTTTTCAGCTGACGAAGAAAAAGAATACAATTCTCTTATTGCGTCATTAGAACAACACTTAAATTTAAAAAAAGAAAAGTATCAATTTATTGATTGATATATTACCTTCCTTGTCCTCTATAAGGTTTTTTGTAGTTTTTTGATTTCTTATTTGGTGATTGTTTTTTAGAAAATCTTCCTACTTTTTTTGAGCCAAAATTAATTTTAGCTGACCCTGAACCTTTTGTTGTTTTTGCTGACATAATATATATTTTGCAATAAGTATCAGTAATTTAAAAAAAACAAATATTTATAAAATAAAGAACTTTTAAGTTCATAAAACTTAAACCCAAATAAATGGATAGTGATGACTTGGAGACAAATATTCCGCAAAAACATAGCGACTTTCTGTCTGATGGCTGGAATGTTTTTCAACCCTTTAGGATTCGACGTAATTTTCAAGACGATTTTAGATGCTACGAATTCCTATTGGATTACCACAGGTATTTTTTATGGTATTGCACTATCATTTTTTGGATTGTATTTTTTATTTCGTGAAAAAAAATGAATTTAGATAATTTAATTAAAAAAACTATTAAAGAACACATTGAACCTGGAGTATCTAAAGGTTTAGAATTTCATTTAAACAACAACATACCTTTAACTGAAAACATTTATAGACCTCACTCTAAAAAGTTTTTTGATTTAGTTAATGAAGTGAGGGAATTATATAAAAATAATCAAATAGAATTAACTGAAGAAGAAGTTGAAATAATTGATACTGATTTAGGTCAAAAAGTGAAATTATCTAATGGTAAAGAAGTTTATTTAGACATACCATTATCGGAAGAATTTATTAATGAAGCTGAATATAACGGTAAGAAAGTTGAAATCGGAAAACCGAGAAGAAATACCGGTGGGGGTAAAAAATACGTTGTGTATGTAAAAAACCCATCAACAGGTAGGGTTAAGAAAATTTCATTTGGTGACGTAAAAGGTGGATTAACTGCAAAAGTATCAAATCCAAAAGCTCGTAAAGCATTTGCATCAAGACACAATTGTAAAGATAAGAAGGATAGAATGACCGCAGGATATTGGGCATGTCGTTTAAATAGATTTGGTCATTTGTGGGGAGGAAAAACATATCCAGGTTTTTGGTAATATGAAACCATACAAAGATTCCGAAGTTACTGAAAAATCAAAAATTAGAGTGTTTGATTCAAATGTTGATTCAGGTGAACTGCATTGGCATAGGGACCGAGAAAACCGATTAATTGAAGTTTTGGAAGGCAATGGTTGGATGTTACAATTGGATGACGAATTACCTGTTAAAATGGAAATAGGTAAGAAATATCTTATTCCCGAAGGAATATATCACAGAACTATAAAGGGTAAGGATAATTTAAAAATTAGAATTGAATTTGTCTAATTTTTAAATCTTTCTATTATTTTGTCAAAAAGTGTTTTTATATAATTTCCGCCTAATGTAATTAGTCCAAATGACGCAATACTTCTAACTAACATGTTAATGTCTTTAGGTGTGATTTCATTTGTTTGAACCATATTAAAAACTATTGGAAGTATTGGGACTAAAAACGCATAACTTAACATATTTGAAACGGTGTGTACGGAAACATTAAGACTTTTAAGAAAACCAAAAAACGCATCTCTTAATTCTAACGACTTATCAAGTGACAATTTAAAATCTTTATAAATTTTTCTTTTTTTCAGTTCATTGACCAATTGTTTAAATGTTTTTTTATTTTCATAAAAAAGTACACAAATAATTGATGTTGCAATTAATGAAATATCAGTATCACTTAATTCAGGATTAACACCCTGCAACCATTTCATAACTGGTGATATGAATCCACCAATAGATGCTCCCCATGTTAATAACATAGATAGGTTCACGCCTATTTGTTCTTTTGTGTCATTAATTACTTTACTAACAAATGAAACAGACTCTTCTTGAATATTCTTAATATCATTTGATATGGATTCAAGAAGTAATGATTTTCTTTGTTCTTCGGTAATTGTAAACTTTAACATATTTATAAATATATGTCTAAAAAAATTAATCCAGATTTATCAGTAGGTGATAGAATAATGTGTATAGAAATGTACCAAGAAAGGTCTGTAGTTTATGGCGACTTAGGGACCGTAAAAAGAATAGATGACAATGGTTTATTTACTCAAATATATGTTGATTGGGATAATGGTTCAAAACTTCCATTGCTAGATGAAAAAGACCCAAAAAATCAAAAAGATTACTGGATGTTTTCAAATAAAAAAATTAATGAAAATCATAACATTAATGATATTGTTGAATATACTGATATTTTAAGAAACTTTAAGATGAGTGAATTATCTAAATTTTTAAAGTTGTTACAAAGAAGTAATATTACAAATATGTTTGGAGCATCCCCATATCTTTATTTAGGTGAAGACATTTTAAGAAAAGAACATTATAATGAAGATAGTGACGAATTTGAAGAATTGGCATCTATGGCAGATGATGTTAAAAACATCATGATACGAGGAGCGATTAATGTATTAAATGAGCAAAATAAAGAAGTTAATACAGAATCAGTCGGAAGAGTTATTAAAAGATATGCCCCAAAAATATTAAATTTTTGGATGAAACATTATTAAACTAAAAATATTGGATTTTGTTCACCAAAATGTCCTCCAACAATATTATAGTAATAAAATTCAACGGCATCTTCTTCAGACATATCTTGTCTTAACTTTTGTAGGATTTTATCTCTTGAATACAAAATTCTATTACCAACTCCGAATTCTTCAGTCACTCCGACAATACAATCATCATAACCTTCTAATATGACCGCATTTTCAATCAACTCTTTAATCTCGTCCCTTGTCATAAATCATTAAAATTTTTACCAATAATATCCTTATCACTTATTTTAATTTTAAATGTTTTACCATTTGTAACATCATTTAAAATATCAGAAACTTCAGGAACTGAACTCCAAAGTATACAATCTTCATTTTCTTTGGAATATCCATTGTCAACTAAGTAATTTACTATTGTTCCACTTTGTAGTGTAATAAAACCATGAGCGTATCCTTTTGGGACTAACAATGAATCCCCTTCATCCATATTAAAAATGTGAACTTTTTTATAGTCATCACTATCTTTATTAATGTTAATTGCAAAATCAATTATTTTTCCCTGAATAACTCTAACCAATTTTGTTTGTGCAAATGGCTCGTGTTGGAAATGTAATCCTCTGAATGTATATATGTCATCGTTAATACTTATGTTTGATTGAATCCATTCGCCTGTAATGTCTATTGGTGTGAATGAACCTCTATGGTCTTTATAGATTGGTTGTTTTGATAAAATAGGTGTATTCATATGTTAAGTGTAATATCCATCAAATTATTTGTCAATTAGATTAAATGATATATTTATCATTAAATAAAAAAACTATGAAATCGTATTTTTTAAACATTTCGGAAGACGAAAAAAAAACAATACAAGAAAAACACAGAGAACTGTATAACGGTTACCAAACATTGTCAGATAGTAGTAAAATGACACCTTTAAAGGTTGAAAACCTTGCACAGGATGATAAAGGAATCACAGTAAACGCTGAAGGTGATGTAACTGAATATAAAAACACAGGAATAAACAAACCAATGAAGAAAGTTTGTTCAGAATGTGGTGAAGTTTATGAAAGTGAAACTTGTGAATGTGGTAATGGTAATATGTATGAAGACGAATGTAATGAATGTGGAAGTTCAGGAATGTCATATACAATGGAAGACTTGGAAGAAAGCATCAACCAAAAATCAAAGGCTAAATTAATTAAAGAACAGGTTGAAGAATCTTTAAAATGGTTTAACAAATTTAAAAATTACTAATATGGAAATTATTGATTTTTATTATAATCCAAAATCTGAATCAATACAAGTTTCCTTTAGACTTGATGACGATAGTGAAGAGTTTATTAGGGAAAGTGAGTTTGAGCTGGATTTAATTGAAAATCACGGGTATTATGTACTAGAAGATTTTAGTGATAATGATTTTCCTTTGATATATGAAGAAGATAGTGATGAACTAATTCTTGATGATGATATATCTGAAGAAAAAGAATACAACATTGACGAAACACAACTTTTAGAATTCATTAATGAGTATTATACCCTAAACCCTAAAAAAATACCTCCCACAAGTATTTTTTAATTTAATTTTCATTTTACTATTTATATAGTATGGAACAAAATATAAACGTTCTAATAAGTTTTTATAAAAAATTCACAAAAAATAATGTGAATGGTTCTGATGGGGAATTATCAGAACAGGGTGAAGCCGCCGCAGCACCTGCAAGTGGTGGGGGAGGTGCGACATCTAATACTAACAAAAGAGGTTCCAATTGGAATGAATTATACACTTTAGTTAGAGGTAAGGCAAATCCTATTGATGATAAAAAGAAATGGGAAAGTGGTATTAAAAGAGGTACCGGAAATTCAATTTGGTAAATGAGACGTGAAAAAAGAGAAATATTAAACAAAGTTTTGTTGTTAATGAATTACGACAACAAGAAAACTTTGTCCGAAAACTTCAATCTAATTTCTGAGCAAAACGCCCCAACAGGAATGGGGGATAGTGCATTAACACAAGCACTATGGTTAAATAAAGCTACAAATTTCTCAACAAAAGATTTTAAGGATGTTTGGTATTTCTTTTTGGGTAAGGTGGCGTCTATGAATATCCAACAGTTAAAGGATTTATCTAAAAAGTTGGCTGAAAATGGATATGGTCCAATAACACCTGGACTTTATGGGTTTAATAGACCTGGCGCGGGTATTGCGAACATTGTAGTTGAAAATCAATTATACGCGTTATCAACATTACAGTATGATAAAGATAAAAAAAGTAAAACTTACTTTAATCCACAAACGGGTAAAAATGAGTCGTATGCTGTTAAACCATCGGCACCACAATACAATTTATTGAATAGTTCGGTGGATTTAAAGGCTACCAATTTAAATATTAAGAACAAAGTTCCCGCTCAAATAATCAAAACAATTCAACAAGGTCCTGCAAAACCTAAAACTACGCAGACTTGTTATTTTAATAACAAAGAAGAAGGTGACAGATTTAGACAGTATGTGAATAATGTATATCCTGATATTGCCAAATCTTTAAATTTATCCACAACTGGACCATTTTGTAATTCTTATATTAATAATGCGTACACCTATAAATTACCACAAGGAAGTAGATATAAAACACTTGGTGAAAATTACAAAGCAAATTTAAAATTTAATCAAATTGACCCTACCAATATATCTCGTGAAGATTTAGGATTTACAGGTGATAAACTGGATACTCAAAGAGATGTTAATGCACAAACTCAAAAAGCCGCAAATCAAGAAAAGACTTTTAAAATGGCTCAAAAAAATAAAGAGCTTGAGGATGAGGAAAATAATAAGGCCATGGAAGAAAGTAAGAAATATAATGCGTGGGTAGAAGAACAATTAAAAAAGTATGATTTTAGTACTTTTCCAGTTCCAAAAGATTACAATCAAGGGAAACCAATATATGATGTATCCATTTGGACAGAACCTAAAACAGGTAGAAAATTTGAAATTATAGGTAAAACTTTAAAAGAAATTAAAGAAGAAATAATCAATGAAATAGAATACAATAAATCACAGAAAAAAATACAAGGGTATATTGATAATCCGGAATTGATTAAGATTTTTGGAGCAGATAAGTTATCGGCAGCATTAAATAATGAAGATTGTATGAAAGACGCTCTTTTTTCATTTTTAGATGGTGTTTTAGAAGGTAAACCACAGGGAGATGGGAAAATTTTAGGTGGGTATGAATTAGTTGATGGACAATCAAAACTTATTACATGGCCGGTAAATAAACCATTACCATGTAAAAGTGAATTTTGGGATAAATATGGTTTAATGATACAAGTAGGTGGTGCGATTGCTGCTGCGATATTAATACCGGGTTTAGGTATAACAGGAACTGCTGGCGTATTGTTAGAATTGGCAGCGGACGCCAGTTTAAACCTATACTCTTTACAAAAAAACATTGAGGCACAAGATGAAAACGCTATTAAGACAGATATGGCTTATTTGTTTTTACCATTTTTAATGAAAACGGGTCCAGTACTTAAATTTTTAGATAATGCTAGATTTGGAAAACAAGTTATAAAATCAGTACAAGATAAATTATCTAAAATACCTAAAAATGCGACCACAGGTCAAGTTGATAACTTATTAATGTCTTTACTACCTGAAGAACAAAGAGTTATAACCAAACTTGGTAGTCCTGAAATGAAAAATGTGATTGAAAAAAGCTCTAAAGAAATAGTTGATGCTATTAAAAAAAGGGCTAAAGGTCCTATAGGTAGAAAATTATCTAATCCATTAATTAATACTATTGTATATGCGTCACCTGCAGTTATTTCGGTTGTCAACCAAATTTCAGACGCGGCTAAGAGTAAAACAGGGAAATCAATTAAAGAGGAAGATAAGGAATTATGGCAAGTGGCATTAAATTTCTTAAAACCTGATGACCAAAAATTAATGGCGGATGAATTTGCAAAGGCAAATCCTGAAGTAATGAATCAGGTTATAGATATGTTATCAACCGGCAGTTTAGGTGTTGAGAGTAAAAATGCCATCAAATCAGTTGCGCAAGGAAATTTATCTGAAGAAGAATTTAAAAGTGAATTAAAAAAATTAAGTGAAAATATTACTAAATTAAATCAAAATGTTGCAAAAAAATTAAACATTCAAAATGAAATTGAAGTAATGTCTGTAGATGAGTTATTACCTGATTTGTAATTAGGTAATCTAAAAACAATAATTTTATTTTTTTTAATTTGATAAATATTTATATAATAAAAAAAGTATGAAAAAGGAAATTTTAAGTGAAGTTAATAGGCTCCGTGAAATCATGGGTTTAAATTTATTATCTGAAGGTAAATTACCAACGTCCTTAATTAATGATTTAGTTAGTGCCTTTGCTAAGAACGATGTTGATGAATTAATTAGTGCTGTCGGTACAGGTGAAGCCGCCGCATTACGTAAAGTTTTTGATGATGTTGCTGATGCAACAGGTAAAGACTTACAAAGTATTATTAGAGGTTTTAGGGCTGGTAGTTTAGAAGGTAAGGTTGAAGACATGTTTGTTGCTAAATTAATACAATCTGGAACTGATACTTTAAAACAAGCCGCCATTAAATCTTACACCACTGGTAATCCAAAAGTGATTGCCGATGTATTAGTTAGTCTTGAAGATGTTGGTAAACTTTCTAAAACTATGAGTAGTCCGGACTATCAAAAATATATTGCAGATGTTAAAGGTTTAATTGATAATTCAGCTTTATCACCTGATATGAAAAAATATTTAAGTACTGAATTTTATACTGCAGCCACAAGTGGTGGTTTAAAAAATGCTGCGTCGAAAAGTCAAAAAGTGTTTAGTAATCTTTTAGATGACGCAGGTAGTTTAAATGCGGATACTACAAGACAATTGAATGAATTGGCAAAGGCGATAGGTGTTGACAGTAGTGAATTAATTTTGGCGGCAAAAAGTATGATTAAAGAAAATTCAAATATGACAGTAACTCAGTTAAAAACTAAATTATTACAACAACAAGAAGAGTTAAAAAAGGCCCTGTCAAAAATGAGTGATGTGAAAAGAGAAGAAGCTAAGAAAAAATATGAGTTTCTAAAATCTTTTATAGGTGACCCAACAAAAAAATTAGACACCCCATCAAAAATACTTTGGTCACTTCTTAGTATTGGATTAATAGGTGGTGCGTATATGGCCTTTGAAACCTATCAAGTGGACATTGAAGAAGCTCAACTAATAGCTAAGGAGATTGCTCAACTATGTGGTATGGACGATGCTACGGTCAATAAAAAAATTAGAATTACAGGTACCGAAGATGGACCCGATAGATATTTTGTAAATGTCCGTATCGAGGGGAATAATGTTAACGTGAAGAAAGAAAGTACAGGATTAGTACTTGACAAAACATCAGTAACTGGTGATAAAATGAGTTTAAATTGTGAAGATTTACAAGAATTCCCAGCAAGTCAATCTTCATCTTCTTCTTCCTCTTCTTCTTCAACTACAGGTGGTCCCACTGAAGATGACATTAAGAAAGCAATAGTCGCTCAAGGATACGTAGCTCCAATCACACTAACATATGACTCAAGTACTAAGAAAGGCACCTATAAGGACGATGAAGGGACTACTGGTGATGTGGTAGTTGATGCTAGTAATAATATAATCGTAACTTAATTTTTATGTTATTAGAACAAAATCAAGCCGAACAAAAAAAAATTGCAAAGTATAAGAAAGAAGGTTATCAATCTTTAACTCAGGCTGCTTGGAAAAAGAAGAAAACAAATGACTCATCAGGTCAATTTGTAAATGTTGGTACATATTTTTATGGTTACATTCCAAGTAAATCTGTGAATAAAGATGCTAAACCATCAAAGCAAGATAACAAACCAGGGCAACAAGATAACACTACAGCACAACAAGATAACACTACAGTTAAGAAAGATGATACACCAATACAACAACCTTTAAAACCAAAAACAATTGATTGTAATGACATTTGGGATGATAGTGAAAATTTCTTTACAAGATATAATGAAGGAGAAGAAAATGAAAGTGCAATAAGATTTTTAGATTGGGCAACATCCAAATTTCCAAATTTACTTCAATCAGGTGGAAAATATTTAGGACAATGTGGTTTAATATTTCCAAATAGTCCATATGTTGATTTAAAAAAACAAGATTTATACAACAATCCTGTTCTTAAAAAAATTGCTTTACAACAAGTTGGTACTGCAAAAGGATATATGTCAAGAGTTGAATATTGGTTTAATTATGTTGAAAGAGCTTCGTTACCGACAGATAGTCCTGTTGTTAAAAAGGATGATACAAAGGTTGCGGACACACCAACTAATAAAATTGACACTGATGTCAAAACTACTAATCCTGACACAAGATTAGTGAAACTTTACAAACAAGTTGATTTTTTAACTAATGTTTCAGGAATTAATACTAGAACAGATATTGAAACAGTTTCATTATCAAAAAGTTCTTGTGATAGTTTATTAGATGATTACACATCATTATATGACATTTTTAGAAATGACTTCAAATCAACTGGGTACGATAGAAAAGAATTTGCGGCAAATCAAACAGGAGCTAAAAAATTGTTGTATTTCTGTTATAAAAAATATAGTAAAAAATATTCCAAAGACCCAAAATTCCAAAACATAATGAATGTGACTCCTGATTGGAATGTCAACATTTCTGATTTGTCAAAAAACAAAGTTAATGAATCTTCATTAATGGAATCTGTAATTAAAAAACTTAAAAATAAAAAAGATATGAAAAATTTAACTGAATCTGTAAGAAACAAGTTAGTAAAAACAAAAATGAAAAAAAGAATTCAGGAAGAATCTTTAAAAGTTAAGTTAGCTTTACTATCTGAAGAATTTAAAAATAAAAACTATAGTAATCTTTTCAATAAACTTACTTTAGAATGTAACAACCCAAAAAAGATTTTATCTGAAGCTGAATCAGTTTCATTGGAAAAAAGTGTAAAAAGATTATTCTCAGGTAATGAATCAAAATTAAAAGAAAAGGTTGTTACTCATATTTTAAGTAAACTTAAATTGTCTGAAAATACTGAAATCTACAATAAAATTAAAACTGAATTGGAATCAACATCTGATGACCAAATGATTAGATTAATTACTGATTGTAATTTCACAGCTGGTAAAATTGTTAATTCTTTACCTGAAACTTTATTAAGTCAATTAAAAAATAATGGCGGTGAAGAATCGTTAGCAGGAATTGTTAAAATGAGCATGGCAAATTCAATTAACGATAAGAATTTGATTGATGACATTAAATACAAAGTTTCACAATTGATTTGTCCATCTTTAAAAGAATTGGAATCCAAAATTGGTAAAGAAAGTGAATCCCTTATTGGAAAGTATTTAAGTTCAGAATCTTAAAATTCTTTTTGATAATCAGTCCATACCTTTTGTAAATACTGACCCATAGAATCCGAAAATATAGTAGGTTCTGTGGGTTTTTTTATCATCCGCATATTAATATCATTTAGACTCTTGTCACCTTTTTTTAAGTTACAAGGGCTACAACAAGTCACAAGATTATTCCAAGTGTTTTGGCCCCCTTTTGATTTGGGTATTACGTGGTCTATAGTTAAATCTTTTTTACTACCACAATAAACACAAGAATAGTTATCTCGTTTCATAATACGATGACGATTAACACGTATTCTTCTTTTTTGGAAACTTACGTAATTTAAAAGTCGGATTATTAATGGTTTTAAATATTTTTTAACACCGCATACTATTGGCTCATCTGAAGATTTTAAAACTTCAGCCTTACCCTTATAAACAAGAGTAAATCCCCTATGTAATGATGTAACATTAATAGGACTAAAATCTGAGTTTAAAACCAATACACCGTGTGCCATATTGAACAAAAATATTAATAAATTTATTATTTGACAAATTTTTATTTAATAATTTTACACTAATAATTATTTATATCTGTAAGTTGACAATAATAAAAAAAATAACCATATTTAATCATGTTTTTTGACGAAAAAAATAAAATGAAAGTTGAAAAAAAAGAAGAACCTAAGGCTTCTGAAAAAAATGAAAAAAAAGAAATTACATCATTTGAAGATGCTTGGGACAATTTTAGTGGAACGCACTTTATCTAATTATATATGTATTGTATTTTAAAATATATTAAAGTTGACAAAAAAGAATTACCTGTAATTATTCTAAATTCGCAGGATGAAATATTGGAATTTGATAGCCAATCGCAGGCCGAAGAATTTAAAGAGATTCTTCAAATGAATTCTGATTCA